CTTTTTTCGAAACTTTCTTACTAGGTTGATTCTTAATATTACAAACATTAATAAGCGTTAATAATCTATTAAGATGCCACTTTTGGCATTCAAAAGGAATGTTTAATGCAACCATCCAATAATAAATAATCTCTGCTGTGATTATACTATTATTAATGGCTTTTTTTGCGTCGTCTCTAAAAGTTGTAGCGGTCATTGGGGCATCAATATATTGACTAACTTGATCAACAATATCATTAGTAATACCCAAATAGACATTAGGATGAATATTTTGACTAATCGTCATGCAACGAATGTAATCGATTGATTCTTCATAAGTTTTTGGAGTTTTTGATAGAAAGGGCTTACACCATTTCGACTCCCATTTTGATAAGGAGACTAAAGAATGCTCCAACTGCAAAACTTGTTCTTTCTGCTTAACAAATTCATTAGTCTTTTCATTCCACAATTCGTTAGGAGGAATGGTTATTTGTAACATTCTTTAGTCTCCTTGTAATTTTCTATTCTTTAGATGGAAGATTAGCGGGAACAATTCCATTAATGAAAGCGGCCGCAGCCTCTGGATTTGTTGCCAATTCCATAAACAAGTCACTATATGCCTGTGTTTGCATAAATGCATCACGAATTTGAGGATTTTTAACAAACTGCTTTCCATCTGGAGATTTCTCTCCATATGCTTTTCCAATAATCTCCTTGAAAAGTGCAATAATAGTCGGATTATCTTGAGCTTCAATAATTTTTTGAAGCTTTACAGAAAGACCACCTTCAGTAGAAAGTTCCATTTCAGCAAGTTCGGCTTGGGTTAGATTGAAATAGAAAGTTTCTTCTCGTGGGTTTCCATCAAAATCAGTATATTTAATTGTCTTTTTAAGCATTTCTATTCTCCTTTCAATATTTTAATCTGTTTGAATACAACATAAATCATATACATTTGCAATATCGTTTTCGATTACACAGGATGGAATTTTTCTCCACCCCTTAGCAAAATAAACTACATCGGCTTTTGACATAAGGAGAATGGAATTAGCAAGATACCATATAGGATTTGCATCTAAAGGAGCATCTTTTATAAAACAAGAGACAACTTCAACATCTTCGCCAAACATCTCTTCTACTTCAGCAACAGCAGCATCTCTTACTTCTTGAATCTCTTTATCTGATTTTCCATTCATTGGCTGACTAATAAATAGCTTCATTCCATTCTCCTTTATAAAAAGAATAAAGGAGTCTTAGAATTTCTAAGACTCCTTTTAAAACTATGTAGTCTCTAAAAGCGTTTTAACTTCATCTGGAAGTGGAAGATTCGCCGTTATCGCGACAGTTCCAAACAATTCGTCTTCAAGAGCTGCAAGCCCAGCAGAGGTTGCCGCGGTTGAATCAACAACTATTAGGGAGGTTGGTTGAAAACCAGTAACAAGAACTGGCGTTGTGGCAATCTCCCAACTAAACGTAATAGCTTCCGGTGAATCATTAATTGTTGCGTAGGCCTTTTCAGATGGAGAAGCTTGGCAACCATATATCAAATGAAGCTTATAACCAAGCGCGTCCCCAGCAACATCATTGCCGATTTTGGTTCGGTAAACCAATCCAAATTTCTTACGAGGTTGCTGAGCAACCCATCCACCTAGACCAGTTCCAATTTCCAAAGAACCATCACATTGGGCAAACTCTTCAGGATAAGTATACGCCTCTATAGTAGCTGCAAATTCTTCAGCGGATAGAAGAGTTAGATATTTGATGTTGTCTGCATATAAGGGTGTTGGTTCGGCCCCGGAAGGACTTTCTGTAACGGCTGTTAGACCATTCCAAGGAACTCCCAAGGGATACTCACCAGTTTCGTCCATAACATACAAAACACCCCTATCAATACCAGTTTCGAAAAGACGTTTACCAGTATCATCCCAAACTAATAGAGTCATCTTATTTTCCTCTCAAAAATAAAGTATAAAAATATTATGATTAAGATTGTCAGCTACAAAATGCCGATTAAAGATACACTTCTGTAGCATAACAACTTTATCAAGAATTAAACTATCCGGATCTGCATCTATAACGGTTAACGAATAACGTCTTTCAACTGCATATGGATAATTATTTGCAAATTTACTATCCATATCATCCAAATTATAGACAATACACGGATATTTCATTTGTAAAGTTGGAGGGGGTTGGAAATATACATTTCTAGAACCTAATAGGGTTTCAAGAAGACTCTGTAAATCAGTTCTAGCTCCCATTATACACCCCTCCAACTGTTAAAATGATTCGAGGTCTCTGGATTTCAAATGAGGATATTTTCCAAGAGACCTCGTTAATCTTCAAATAACGCATTATATGGCTATTGTTAATCATATATTCATCTGCAAGAATACTAAATCGATTATCAATAACTATATCTTCATTAACTTTTTGACTGCTATTTTCCCAACGTTTAGTACTACGAAGAATATCTCCACTGCAAGGACGCTCTGTAACAACTGGACTATATACTCCTGGCGCAGTTTCGCTTTCTTCTACCGTAACAAAACCGATTAGTCCATGAAACTTTGCCATATTAGAGCTCCTTTAAATTACTACGCCTGAGCGCGCTCAATAACCAGAGCAGACTTCGGAAGAGTCAGAGCACCAGAAATACGAGTTTCAATCAAATACTTATACTGGTTATAGTCAATATCAAAGTCATCAAACATGCTAACCGCGCCGCCCTTGTCAGCACCGATCGTGTAATCATAGAGATTAACAATAATGCCAAGCAAATCATATTCAAGAGTGTCAGTTCGATGAAGACTTTCCATTACCGGAACTTCAACAATATTCTTAACGCGAAGAACGGCTGCGAGATCAGCTTCAGTCTTATAAATGCGGTACCCAAGAGTATCTTTAATTAGAAGCATAGAACTCAGAAAACTCGGACTTACAAATAGAGTTGGGCTACCAGACCCCTTGTAATTAACACGGGCAGCTGTGACTTTATCAATAACTTCTTCCGGCAAATTATCGGTCGAGGGCAGTTGAACGTGATGAGCATAGAGATCACTATCAGTCCAAATTGGACGAATACAAGTTTCATCAATCTTATCCTCAGAAACCCCAGAGCGACCGTCACCAACCAATACTGCACGAGCAATTTCCTCATCCAGCATCATTCGCATTTCGGCTTTCAACCAAGCGACAATATCTAGATCAGTAATGTCGAGAATATCATTCCGATCCAATTTCTGCTTCTTATAAACAGTCGTCGGATTAGTAGTACGTTTCAGCAATCCAAAGACCTCATCCTTCTTCAAAGCACCAGTAACATAACCCATTGCACGGGCAGTATCAACAGTAATATCGGCATAAACACTCTTAATACGAGAAAATGGAGTATGACGAGTCCCGCTCATAACAGGACCAACCCAAGTCGTTTCACGAGCAAGAAAAGCTGGTTGCTGTTCTACCAAACGAGCATCCGGGAACAAATAATCAATATTATCAACACCATACGTCCCGGCATGAGCAAGAAGCGCCTGCTTCAAAGATCCCATACGAGCCGCAGTTGCAAAGAGCTCTTCAGACTGCTCGTGGGAAAGATAAACCCGGCTATTAACCGCTGAACCATCAAAAACGTTGTTTTTCATTATACCTGTATCTCCTTCATCATAAGAATTTAAATCATCAGATTGAGCCATATCTTCTTCGGCCCCTTCATCAACCATAGCACCTATAATTGCATATACAGCGGTCTTTTGCTTTTCGCTAAGAGTATCAAAAACCTCCTGAACAGTTTCTTCATCATCTTCTGAAGAATTATCAGCGTGAGCTACTTCATTAATTGGAGGTTTTGCTGGAACACTAACTTTATTAACTGGTTCTTCTTTCTTTTCAATTTCTAAACCAGTATAAATAATTGCTTCTTCTTCATCCGCAGTAACACTACCATCGGCATGCTCAAAAGCAAGATTATCAATTAGCGCGCCAGGATTTGCTCCGGACAAAACAAGAGAAACTTCACGAATTACACCATGAATAACGTTTTTTGATTTTTCAATCAATTGATTTGCATAAATTGATAAATATGAAACATCTCCATGCTCAACAAGAAGTCGAGCATTCTTTCCTGAATCTGTAGTATTAAATGTGCAATAAGCATATACGCCATCTGAACGATTTTCAAGTAAAGCATGTCCTAAAACATTAGATGGCTCATTATGCTGATGCTGCCAAACTAGCGGTACAATTTGACCATCATTGTTCTTAAAGGCATCTGGAAGAATTACCCTTCCATCAGTGCATTTAAGCCCACTTTTAGTAGCATAGCCACCAAAATCGTATTTTGACTTAGCCATTATTTAAGCTCCTTCATAGTAGTATCCATAATTGAAATGGGTGATTCGCTAACACTTTCGGACTGAATAGTCTCTGATTCTAATGGTAGTTCCGATTGATCTCCTAGTTGAACTTGGGAAGAACTATTATTTCTATTACGTAATTCATCAGATTTTGAATCCTTGCTGGGTTTGCGTCCAACAATTTCCCGAAGCTCATTAGGACTTAGAATCTCGTTTCTACTAAATTTATCTGCTACATCAGCTATCTGAGAAATTGGAACAAGTTTAAACGGATCTCTAAGTGCCTCAATAGATTGTCCTTGAGTTCTACCAGTTTTAGTTATAAAAACTCGTTTCATACCATTTATAACTGCAGCAAGAATCGGTTCAATTGAACGATTGTAATAATTAATCATTTCTTTTTCATCTGCAGTTCCATCAAAGACGGATTTCGTTAATCCTAACTGGCTATAAAGCATACTCGTTAGGTATTCAATCTGTCCCATAAGATTATTTTCTGCAGGTCTATTCAATTGAGTAACTCTTTCGGTTCCATCAGTGTAAGCAACACCATATTTTGAATCTAATAATTGATTTTCAATATCTTTCCTTCTAGTTTCAGCTTGCTGTCTTCGAGCTTCTGTTTTAATAACATATGGTAGTTGAATAATTAAATCCAACTTTCCAGACCCCGATTGCTGATCTATTACATCTAAAATATTTAACTTTGTAATAAGACGTTGCAAAGTAGAATTTGGCTTATTCATTACCTCAAAAAGTGGATTTTCAACAATAGCAACCATTGTCTTTGGAAGAGTAATATCTTGTTTGTGTCCAGTTTCTTCATTATAAATATTAACACGAACATGTTTTGGGAACCATGCAACTATTTTAGCTGTTCTCATTGTTATAATATCATACGAACCACTAACAGCCGGATTTAACGTTGTATCAACTGGTACTATTGCTACAACGCCTTCATCGCACATAGACATTACAACGTCTTGTATAAAAGCACGGCCTGTTTGATCTATATTTGCTTCTAATGTAAGGCAGTTATTAAGACCAGATTTAATAGTTTCAATATATCTTCCATCTTCATCAAGACGAACATGCTGAATTGGAATCGAAGCAACGTCTACACCAATTCTTGCATAAATGGAACTAATAATTGAAGTTTCTACTCCAAGACTCAAACGATATAAATCTGGCCTTATACTATATGATGGACCCAAACTTCTACCAAATGCTTGGTTAGACTCTCCGTATCTAATGGCATTCCATGCATGTCTTAAACGATCACCAAATGAAATATCGGGCACTACACACCACCTCCTTAATTAGAATATTTTTAACAAACATACATAGTTTGCCAGGAATATTATTTTAGTATGCAGAACCAAGAGCTATACGACGCCAATTTTTATCCGCAACAGTATTATCAGCAGAACAAACATACAAATATGTAGCATCAGCTTTCATTTGTCCAGCAACACCAAGAGTTCCATCTACACCACCAGCTAAATGATCATGACTGAATAGATTCGACCCAGAAGTAAAGTCGGAAGATACTAAAATAGAATGTGCGGCTGTCCCAGCCACTTTAGCAGTGATTGGATAAACGTCGCCAGCTAGAGTACCGCAAACAACTTGAGTATGCTCAACATTGTAACCATCTGTACCATTGATGGCAGCCTTAACCGCTGTTTGAAAACTGGCTTTATCAGTACCGACATTAACTTCACCATCGGCAGCTGCCGTACCATTAGCCACACAGGTAAACGTTTTATTCCCAATTGTAAAAGTATCTCCTGCTGTACCAATTGCTCCGATCGTCAAGTTTACTGCTGCTTCGAGGCCATTTACTGGAGCATGATTAAAAGCCAAATTAATCATCAACTCATGAAGCCTGATTTGCTCCGCAGAGTAAAGAGCCATTTGGGCGGCATTCAATTCTGTTTCAGACATTTCTTTTCTCCTATAAAATAATTTATGCTTCTCTTACTGGAATAATAATTGTTTTATCTAAAGTTCTATTATCATATGTAACGATTCGACAAGT